AGTTCTACGGTGGCGGTACTTCTGCTGATGTAGTATTGGGTGGTGGTTATGGCTCACAAGAGACAGCTACTTATATGTATATGTTGAACACCAACTACATTTTCTTACGCCCACATAAAGAGCGTAACTTTGTACCTATTGGTGGTGAGCGTCAGTCAATTAACCAAGATGCAATCGTGAAGCTCTACGGTTGGGCTGGTAACTTGACAACCTCCAACAGCTTCCTACAAGGCTTGTTGACAACCTAATAGATAGGGGGAAACCCCTATTTAATTTTGTCTAATTAATTAAATAAAGGAAATAAATCATGGCATATAGTACTCTCCCTATCGCAGGTGTTGACCTGAACGATACACAAACCGTTGCAGAACAGGCATTGTTGTCTGGTTTGGTAACATTTGGCCCACTCGGTGCAGAAACTTTCGCATCTGATGGTAAGCGTTATGTTTGGGCAAAAGCTGGTGCAGCAATTACTGCTTCTACAGCTACTTGCTCTATCAACGCATCAACCTTTGTAGCTACTGGCTCTGCTGGTTCTTACACATCTCCAGCCGTAGCAATGGCTTCAGGTGATTATGGTTGGTTTGGTGCAGCTTCTGTTTAATAGGTTATCCCTACTAAATTGAAGAAATTGTAGTAAAACTGGGATTCCCTCAAAAGGGGAGTCCCTTTTATTTTTTTATAAACCCCTAACCACTTAGGAGCATTAAAAATGGCAATAGAATCAGATATTCAAAACGCAGATTCACGACTCGCAGTCCAATTCTATAAAAAAAGCGTCAAACAAGATGCAGCATCAGCCGAAGCTGGCAGACCAATTTTTAAAGAATTTGATTTTGTTAAGATTATGATTCCTGGCGATAATTTGACAGAAATCGACACTTATGCACAAGATTCACACAGGCAGCGTTTTCCTCGTCAATGGGCGCATTACCAAAATCAAGTAGCTGGACATCAAGATATTGTCGGCACGCCCTTAGACCAATGGCCTCAAATTACTCGTAGCCAGGCTGAAGAACTGCGTGGGCTTAAATTTCACACAGTTGAATCTATTGCCGACTGTTCTGACCAACAATTACAGCGTATTGGCATGGTTGCAGGTATGTCTCCGCATAATTTCCGTCAAAAAGCCAAGGCTTTCTTGAATTTAGCTACTGATTCAGCAGAAGTTGCCCAAAGAGAAGCAGAATTGCAAGCACTTCGTGAAGAAAATGATAAAATTAAGGCTGAAACAGATGCGAAGCTGGCTGCTATGCAAGAGCAGATGTCAGCGCTACTTGCGGCTGTTGCGGAAAATACTCCCAAAAAACGCAAACCGAAAGTAGTAGAGGCTTAATATGTCCCAAACAATGCTGACAATGGTACAACAGGTCGCAGCCGAGCTTAACTTGGCTGTTCCTTCCTATGTTGTAGGTAATACTTCTCAAGATGTCCAACAAATTCTGGCGCTAATGAATGGCTCAGGATATGACCTTTTGAAAGAGTACGATTGGCAAGCATTGCAGGTTCAATATCGTTTTTACACTCAAGCATTAACCGCCAACGCCACAACTGTTAATGGTTCTACCACATTAACTTTTGCGGCTGGCACAGATTTAAGCAATGTTACAACCCAATGGCAATTATCTGGGTATAACATTCCTCAAGACACCTATGTTGTCAGCGCCAATAACACTACAAAAGTAGTTATTATGAGCCAGATGGCAACTGGTACAGGAACACAGTCCGTAGTTTGCGCACAAACCGCCTATGACCTTCCTGATGATTTTGAAACCATTACAGACCGTACCCATTGGGATAAATCTAAGCATTGGGAAATGTTAGGCCCTGAAGATGCGCAACAATGGCAATGGTTAAAGTCTGGATATATCTCAACTGGCCCACGAGTTCGCTGGCGTATTCTGGATAACCAATTCTGTATCTGGCCTATTATGAATACCCAAGAATATCTGGGTTGGGAATATCGTTCAAAAGGTTGGGCAAGAGGCGCTGACGGTTCTGTCAAAAATAGCTTTACTGCTGACTCTGATACTACTGTTTTAGATAGCCGTCTAATGGTTTTGTTTACCAAAATGAAATATTGGGGCATTAAAGGCTTTGATACAACCGTTGTTTCTCAAGATTATCAGCGTGTATTGAGCATTGCCAAAGCAAATGATAAAGGCGCTCCAAACCTTAGCTTTGCCCCTTACCCAAGCAAAGTTCTTATTGGTTACGCAAATATTCCTGATACTGGTTACGGTTCATAATGCTTTTACAGCGCTCAAAACAAAATACGGCTAAAACAGCTTCCGTGCCTGCCCCTATTGGCGGTTGGAACGCAAGGGATTCTCTTGCAAATATGGCCCCAACAGATGCGGTACAGCTTATTAACTGGTTTCCTACCCCTACCGATGTCACCATGCGTAAGGGATATACAGTTGTATCTATTTTGACAACTTCTACTGGCGTAAAAAGCATTTCTAGCATTACCCATGTAAATTCAACAGCCACTTTAACTACTGCTACTGCACATGGTTTAACTACAGGTGCTTATGTATCAATTAGTGGCACAACTCCTGCTGCGTATAGTGGTGTATTTAAAATTACCGTTACTGGCGCAACAACCTTTACATATACAACCGTTACCGTACCATCAGGTAATGCGACTGTGGTGGGAACTTATCTAAATCAAGCCACAACCCCTATTAATACGTTAATGAATTACACAAAAACTAGCGGATATAATCTTTTCGGGGCTGCTGGTAGCGATATTTGGGACACTAAGCCTAGTCCAGCAGTAAAAGTATTTAGCGGTATTTCTAGCGATAAATTGCAAGCTGTAAATCTTACCAATACCGCAGGACACTTTTTAGTAGCTTGTAATGGTGTAGACCCTGTAATGATTTATGACGGTTCTGCTTGGTTTTATGTTGCTACTACCACAACCGCACAAACTATTAGCTCAATTACCTATGTAGGTAATGTTGCTACATTGACTACTGCTGCGCCACATGGTCTTATAACTGGTAACCGAGTTACTATTTCTGGCGCTACTGCCAATGACTATAACGGCACTTATGTCATTACTAAAACAGGTGCAAGTACCTTTACTTATACAATGTCTACGACTCCAGCAGCCAATGCTACTGTTGTAGGCACATACACTACTATTGGCATAACTGGCGTAGATTCCAGTACTTTTATTGGTGTAAATTTATTTAAAAATCGTCTTTTCTTTACCCAAAAAGACACATTAAATTGCTGGTATTTAGATGTTAATTCTATAGGTGGTGTTGCAAATCCTCTTTATTTTGGTGGAATAGCTCGTAATGGTGGTTATTTACAAGCAATGGGAACTTGGACACTTGATGCTGGTCAAGGCGCTGATGATTATGCTGTTTTTGTTACATCAATGGGCGAAGTTATTGTTTATAACGGCACAGACCCTACAACCGCAGCCACTTGGGCATTAAAAGGTGTATGGCAATTAGGTCAAACTTTTGCAAGACGCTGTTTCTTTAAATGGGCTGGCGATTTATTGCTTTTAACTCAAGATGGTCTAGTCCCCTTGGCTTCTGCTTTGCAATCTAGCCGTTTAGACCCTCGTGTAAACCTTACAGACAAGATTTATTACCCAATTAGCGTTGCTGCAACCAATTATTATGCACAATTTGGATGGCAAATTAACTATTTTGCTTCCGAAAATATGCTTATTTTAAATATTCCAATTCCTAATGGGATTGAACAATATGTAATGCACACTATTACAAAATCATGGGCTAGATTTACAGGTATTCAGTCTTATTGTTGGGAAGTATCTGGCGATAATGATATTCACTTTGGTGGAAATGGCATTGTTGCCACTTTATATTCATCTCTTTCTGATGATGGCGCAAACATTACCGCAACTGCACAACAAGCCTATAGTTATTTTGATAGTCCAGGGCAATTAAAGCGTTTTACTATGGTTAGACCTATTCTTCAATCTACTGGTGGTACTCCAAGCGTTTTATGCGGTATTAGCGTGGATTTTGATACTCAATCTCAATTAGGCGCTGTGTCATTTAACCCCAATACTCAAAATGAAGGTATTTGGGACACCGCTAACTGGGATAATAATGTATGGGCTGGCGGTCTTATTACCACTAAAATTTGGCAAGGTGTTACTGGAATTGGCTATACAGGTTCAGTAAACCTTAATGCTGCAAGCCGAGGAATTGAATTGCATTGGGCATCAACTGATTATGTAATGGAAGCAGGTGGTGTAGTTTGATTCTGCTTAATGAACAGATTCTTAAAATTTGGGCAATTAAACATAAAATGCCCACACCGCCAGATGCGCATTATTTAGGTCAAGTTATAAATGGTGAAATTCGAGCAGTTGTAGTTTATTGTGGTTTTTTTGGTAAATCCTGTTGTATTCATGTAGGCTCAGAAGGACAACATTGGGCGACCAAAGACTTTCTTAAAAAGGTCTTTGATTACCCATTTAACACCTTGAAATTAAAGGTTATAATTGGCACAGTTGCGGGCAATAATGAAAAAGCCCTAAGACTAGACCGACACCTTGGTTTCAAAGATGTTGCCTTTATCCCTGACGCACATGATGATGGGGATTTGGTCATTTTAGAAATGCGCCCAGAATATTGTAAATGGGCATAGGAGATAAGAATGGGTGCAGGTTCAACATTTACGCAAGGTGCTAATCCAAATACGACTAATCCGTATGCTGGTACGACAAGCCCTTATTTTGGTGCTGCACAAGCACAAACATTAGGCAATCTTGCTGGCGCTCAACAAGCTGTTTCAGCTAATCGTGTAAATCAAGTTACTCCTTATGGAAACTTAAATTACACACAATCAACCGATGCTAATGGCAATCCTACATGGACTGCAACTCAGTCTTTAAGCCAACCATTACAAGACCTTACAACATCTTCTTTAACAAACTTACAAAAAAGCGTTAATACCCCTGCTTATGGTATTAACCCAGGTGAGACTTATTCTGATGCCATTATGCGCAGATTACAGCCACAAATTGCACAGTCTGATGAACAGCAAACTGCTGCTTTGGCTAATCAAGGTATTGTGCCTGGCACAGTCGCTTATGACAATGCTATGCGTACATATAATCAAGGCAAAAATGATTTGCTTACTTCAGCACAGATTAATGGTATTAATACAGGTTTGCAGGCACAGCAATTACAAGGCAATCAAGCTGCCCAAATTAAATCTTTGGCAACTCCTAGCTATATCAATGCTCCTACTCAAGCTACGGTTGCAGGCCCAGATTACACAGGCGCTTTGGCCACACAAACTAATGCCAATATTGCAGCGCAAAACGCAGCATTAGGACAAGCGACAAACAATACTGCTGGTCTTTACGGTTTAGGTTCTGCTGGTATTTTAGGTTTGGCTGCTAATCCAGGGATTGTTTCTGGAGCTGCTAATGCAATCGGCAATGGTCTCTCTTCCGCTTATAACTGGCTAACAAGCTAATATGTTTAAGAGTAAACATTCTGGTTGGACTTGGGAGCTAAAACGAACACCTTTTGGTGGCGGCGGAGGCGGTTTTGACCCTGGTAGTTGGGTTAGTGATGCTGTTTCTTCAGTTGGAGATACTTTAGCTTCTATTGACCCTGGTCCTGCTATTGGAAGCGGTTTAGCTTCTGTAGACCAAGCTGTTAATAATTTAACACCTATGGGTTGGGCTTTGCCTGCCGCTTTAGCTGCTGCTTATTTAACTGCTGGTGGTTCTTTAGCCGCAGAAGGTGCAACTACCGCAGGAGAAGCAGCATATTCTGAAGCAATAGCCTCAGGCGCAAGTGAAGCAGAAGCAACAGCAGCCGCAGACGCAGCCGCACAAAGCGCAGCCGCAGAAGCTGGAGTTACTGCTACTCCTGGAGCTGATTCAGTAATATCACAACCTGATGTAGCTGTAAATCTAGGAGCTACTAATGGTGGTACTGTTGGGTCTTTAAACCCTGCTTTGCCTGCTGCTGGCGCACCTGCTGGAACTAGCGTTGGATTATCTGGCGCACTTGCCCCTGGCACAGTATTAGGTACTGGCGCTGCTGGCGGTGGCGCTATTGGAGCTAGTTATGCTGCTGGAGCGAATGGTCTTCCTGCTACTGACTTTTTTGGCAATTACATTCCAGCTTCATCAATTAATACTGGTGGCGTGCCAAATACTATTGCTGGTACAACTGCAAGCACAACAAATACTAATTCTGATTTATTAAAATTATTGCGTCAAGGTGCTGGCTCTGGATTATCTAGTTCATTAGGAAAATTAGCTCAAGGCGCAAATCCAAGTGGCATAGCTTTGAGTTCAGTAGTAAGAGGTAATCAAAATCCTTTTGTAATGACACAAAATTTACCTATTCAAAATAATAATCAAACTTTAGCTAGTTTATTAAAGCAGGGATAATCATGGCAGACTTAAATGAACAACAATTATTAAGCACAGACCCAGAAGTATTGGGTTTACAGCGTCAAAGAAACTTAGCTAATTTATTGGTTGGCGGTGCTTTTGAACAACCTCAAGGTCAACTAATTAGCGGGCATTATGTTGCTCCTTCTGGTCTGCAATTAGCATTACCAACCATTAAAGCTGCTATTGGTGCTTTAACTAATAATAATTTAGATACAAAACAACAAGAATTGGCTGCTGCATTGCGTGGTCAAAAATCTGAAGCATTGACTAAATTCCAAACATTAATGGCTAACCCACAGACTCGTGCAGAAGGTATGCAATTTGCTGCTGGTAATCAATTTTTACAGCCAATGGTTCAAGAGTTAATGAAACCACAAAAACTTGCAGAAGGCGAAAACCTTGTATTGCCTAGCATTGGTGGTGGAGAGCCTGTTAATTTAGCTTCTGGCGGAGTAAAAAGAACTGAAGCTATTCGTGGTTACGAATTGGCAAAATCCCAAGGATTCCCTGGTTCATTCGTAGAGTATGAAACTGCCCTAAAGCGTGCTGGCGCACCAAGCGTAAGCGTTTCTATGGATAAGGGACTTGCTGCTCAAGTTGGCCCAATGATGAAAGAGTCTAAAGAGAAAACTATTGGAGCTATTAAAGAAATTGACGCTGCAAATCAAGTTATTGGTGCTTTAGATTCAAATAAAATGTTTACTGGCCCATTAGCAAATCAACGCCTGTCTGTAGCTCAATTAGGCTCAACATTAGGTGTAGGCGGAAAAGATTTACCAGATAAAATTAATAATACTCGTGCAGCTATTCAAGGTCTTGCTGAAATTACATTGCAAGGTCGTCAAGAAATGCGTGGTCAAGGTGCTATTACTGAATCTGAAGGAAAATTGGCTGAAAGAGCTAAATCTGGTGATATTAGTTTAACCCCTGGCGAACTTAAACAACTTGCTGGAGCTGCCAAAAGAGCTGGTGAATATACTTACAATCAACATCAATCTCAGCTTCAAGCAATGTCGCAACATCCTGAAACTCGTCAATTAATTCCTTATTATAATGTTGGAATGATGCCATCTCGGCAAGCTCCTGCACAAAATACGGATGTGCGTTCTTTGGCTGACCAAATTTTGCAAGGTAAGTAATGGCTACTGCTGAACAATACGCACAATGGATTGTAGATAATCAGAACCTTAAAGGTACTGAAAAATTTAACATTGTTGCTCAAGCATACCAAGAAGCAAAAAGTGCAGAACCTAAAGCATCTGTTGAAGTAACTTCGCCTGAAAGTCAGCAATTAAATACACAATTTGGCGAAACTGGTGGTGGCGCTGCGGTAGGTCGCCCACAAGGTATTAATCGTACTAATGTGCAAACCGAACCACGCCCATTAGAGTCTGCTATGGCTGGACTTACTAAGTCAATTATGGATGTGCCTGTTTCTGCTGCACAATTAGCTACAGGCGGTCATTTAGGCACAAGCGAATTAGCGCAAAGTTTAGGAAATCAAGCCCAAGCATATAAAGAAGCTAATCCAATTTCTTATGGCGCTGGTCGCATAGCTGGCATGGTTGCGCCTGCAATGACAGGAGCTGGCGCTATTGGTCAAATTCCTTCTTTTGCTAAAGCTGCCCCAATATTACAAAATGCCACATTAGGCGCTGTATCAGGCGCATTAACTCCTGAAGAAACAGGAAAGACAGGCGCAGAACTATATAAAGAACAAGGCAAACAAGCCGCTCTTGGCGGTGGATTAAGTGTTGCTTTTACGCCACTACAAAAATTAGCTGGTGTTTTGCGTGGCCCAGAACAGCCTGCACAGATGGCACAAGCTGTTGAAAAAGCTAGAGAAGCTGGTTATGTTATTCCACCATCTCAAGCCAAAGCTGACCTTACAAATCGTCTGATGGAAGGCATTGCTGGCAAAGCTACAACAGCTCAAAATGCTAGTGCTAAAAATCAAGAAGTAACTCATAAGTTGGTCGCCAAATCTTTAGGATTGCCTGAATCTGAAGTAATTCTTCCTGAAGTATTAAAAGACATTCGCAAGACTGCTGGTGAAGCATACGCAAAACTTGAAACCGTTGGCACTATTACGCCAGGCAAAGAGTATTTAGAAAGCCTTAATAAAATTGCTGGCAAGGCTACAAAAGCACAAGAAGGATTCCCTAATGCTCCTGAAAGCCCAATTATCGGCTTAGTAGATTCATTAAAATCTAAGTCTTTTGATGCTTCTGCTGCTATTGCCAAAATTGAAGATTTAAGAAACACCGCTAATAAAGCCTATGCTTCTGGTGATACTGCTTTAGGAAAAGCCGCCAAAGACGCATCTAATTTGCTTGAAGATACCATTGAAAAGCATTTAGAAACCACCAAAGCTACTGATTTGCTTAAAGATTTTAGAGATGCACGGCAATTAATTGCTAAATCTTACTCTGTAGAGAAGGCTTTAAATCCAGCTTCAGGTACAGTAGATGCAAGACAGTTAGCTGCGCAATTAAAGCGTGGTAAACCATTGTCGGATGAACTTAAAACTGTTGCTCAGTTTGCTGGACAATTTCCTAAAGCAGCTCAAGTTACAGAAAAAATGGGAAGTTTGCCACAAATTAGCCCTGTAGATATGTATGCTGGTGGTTTAGCTTCATTATTAACTAGCCCCACGGCTATGCTTGGAGTTGCTGCAAGACCTGCTATTAGAGCAGCAGCATTATCTGAGCCAGTTCAAAATAGATTGATTCAAGGAGCTAAAATATCGCCAGAGCAAGCAAATTTAGCCAAATTATTAGGCATCAGAAGCCTGCAAACAGGAATACAAGGAGTAACAAATGAGTAGAAACGGTAGCGGAGTATATAATCTTCCAGCAGGCAACCCAGTTGTCACAGGCACAACTATTACTTCTAGTTGGGCTAATACAACAATGCAAAACATTGCTGATGCTCTTACTCAATCTGTATCAGCAGATGGACAAACCCCAATGTCAGGGGCATTAAATATGGCAACAAACGACATTAATAATGTTGGTACACTAACAGCCTTAACAGGCATTTTTGGCGGAACTTACTAATCATGGCACAAACAGGGTATACCCCCATAAGCATTTACTATTCAGCTACATCCACCAATGTCCCTACGGCTGGTAATTTAGTCGCTGGAGAATTGGCAATTAATACTGCTGATGGTAAATTGTTTTATAAAGATTCTAGCGGTGTAGTGCAAACTATTGCCACAAAAGCCTCTGCTGCATTAGGTAATAGCACAACAGGCTCTGGCGCTACTGTATTGCAAACAAGCCCAACAATCACAACTCCAGTAATAGATAAAATTACTACTAGCGTAGCAAATACTTCATTAGGTGCTGGTAATGCTTCTATTATGAAGAACCGCATTATTAATGGTGCGATGGTAATTGACCAAAGAAATAGTGGCGGTAGCGTTACTCCTACGGCTTCTGCTTATACGCTTGATAGATGGGTAGCAAACATTAGTCAATCTTCTAAATTTTCAGTCCAACAAAACGCTGGTTCTGTAACTCCACCAGCAGGGTTTACTAAATATTTAGGAGTCACTTCTTTATCTGCTTATTCTGTTGGTGCAAGCGATAACTTTTCTATTGGTCAATGGATTGAAGGCTACAATGTTGCAGATTTAAATCTTGGTACTGCCAACGCAAAAACTGTAACTGTGTCTGCTTGGGTATATTCAAGCCTTACAGGAACTTTTGGTGGCGCATTACAAGGCTATAACGGTTCTACATTTAGGTCTTATCCTTTCACCTATTCTATTCCAGTAGCTAGTACATGGACACAAATTAGCGTTACTGTAGCTGGTGATACAACTTCATTTGCTTACCAAACCGCTAATAATTATGGTTTGTTTGTTGATTTTAGTTTGGGATGTGGTTCTACTTATAGCGGAACTGCTGGCTCATGGACTGCTGGTCAATTATTTCAAGCAACTGGTTCAACATCCGTAGTAGGAACAAGCGGAGCAACCTTTTACATTACTGGTGTTCAACTAGAAGTAGGAAGTAGTGCTACTGGATTTGAGTATGTTAATTATCAAACCAGCCTAGCTAACTGCCAACGGTATTATGAAAAGTTTGCAGCTCAAATTGCTCCTTCAGCTTATGTAAGTGTGCGTACTGGTTCTTTTTATGGTTATGTTGGATGGCAAACTCCAAAAAGAGCTGCGCCAACTGTCACTTTAAACGGAACATTTACTTTTGCTGGAAGTCTTGGTGACATTAACGGAGTAACGCCAGGTGCTTTTGACACTCAAACTGTTTCTAACAGTCGTTTTTATTTGAATGGCGGCACATATTCACCGCAAAGCGCTTATGTGTATATCAACACATCTCTTGAAATTTCATCGGAGTTGTAAATGTATAAATTAATTAAAAACCCAGAAGGTCGATTAACAACTGTTTTGCGACTTGCCGATAATTCTTTTATCCCTATGGATGAAGCCAACACAGACTACCAAGCCTACCTTAAATGGGTAGCTGAAGGCAATACACCATTACCAACGGATGAATAATTTTTTTAACCACAAGGAGAAATGACATGGAAAACATAAAGAAAAACCAAGTCACGATTGACGATGTAGAGTACGCTTTTGAAGATATGAAACCTGAACAACAAACTATGGTGAATCATTTAATTGATTTAGACCGTAAGATTGGTTCTACCCAGTTCAATCTTGACCAACTCAATGTTGGTAAACAAGCATTTTTAACAATGCTCCGTGAATCACTTGCTCAAGTTGAGGTGGTGCAATGAACTTTACATTCACATGGATAATGGACAAATTAGGCTATATGCCTAAAATTGAAGCACAAGTATGGGATTTTCCTAAAGCCACAATTCAATCTAAAACTGTTAAAATACCCAAAGCGACTACTCGCAAACCCAGAACAACCAAGAAATCCAAGTGAGTAGTTATGACCGAACAAGAATTAGAAGATTTAGTAGAGAAAGTAACTGAACGAGTTATTGAAAAAGTCTACACTTCAGTTGGCAAATCTATTGTTGAAAAATTCTTTTGGGTCGTTGGTATTCTTACGATTTCATTGCTTACCTGGTTTGCTGGTTCAGGCCATTTAAACATTAAATGAATGAAATCTTCAAACAGCTTCTAACTGGTAAAGACAATCAAACTTTAGATATTGGTAGAGTTACCTGGTTCATTGGTTTCATTGCCATCATTGGTATAGCTTGTTTTGAAGTGATTCATTCCAATATTAGCCTTAGAGAGCTTGCCGAAGCCTTAGGCATAGTTTCTGCCGCAGGTGGCGCAAGCGTTATGATGAAAAAAGATGCTGAACCACAATGAACTTTTTACTTAAATTAATAGGTGGTTTCGGTGGACAAGTTTACCTTTATCTTGCTCTTGTACTTGGTGGGTTTGGCGCTGGCTTTTATCTTGAGCATCTGCGCTTCTTTAATTATCAACAGGAAGTCAAAATTGCTGGAGAAAAGCAACAGCTTGAAACGGCAGCAAAAATTAAGGAACAGGAGATAATTAATGATAATGTTAAACAAACTTACGAAGCTAGGCTTACTAGCATCAATGCTTTCTATAGTGGGTTGCACAACAATGGTAGCAGCTCCCTGTCCGCCAGCGACCCCAAAGCCACCATCACAATTAATGGAGAAACCCATAACCTATTACTTGTTGCCGAGCAATGCGCCATCACGACAAGCCAATTAGTATCTCTGCAAGACTGGGTTAATCAACAAGTAAATGTCAGCAAATAACTATCAAAATTGTTTAGATTTGGTGTTGAAATCCGAAGGTGGATGGGTGGATGGCGACAAAATCGGTGACCCAGGTGGCGAGACCAATTTAGGCGTCACCAAGCGTGTCTGGGAAGAATATGTAGGGCATCCTGTCCAGACTCTTAAAAACTTAACTAAAGCTGATGTAGCGCCTTTATATGAGCAAAAATACTGGAGGCCGACCTATGGAGAAGTATTACCAAGAGGACTTGATTTCCTCTGCTTCAGCATGGGGGTTAATGCAGGCCC